AGGCCACTTGCTTCTCTGATGACATATTCTGCCACTCATCAATAATCAACACGTCACAGTTGAATTTTGAGCCTTTTTTAAGCATATTTTGAATACTTCGGTCAGTTGAGATGATAAATTCAACGTCTGAATCAAAATCCATCTTTTTGATGGCATCTTTCCATCCTTCCAAAATCGAAAGGCGGTTGTTTGTGATGATGATCTTCTTAGCGTTTTTCTCTTTTGCAATAGCTAGAGCACAGATAGTTTTACCCCGACCTTAACCGCCCAAAGCTTCAAGAAAAATACCGTTTGTTAATCTTGAACTTCGGGAAATAGCCTCCTTTTGCCATTTTCTTAAAATTAATTTCGTCAAACTTTATACCTCCATTTATAACCACCTGCGAACACTCTGTTTTTATGGCTTAAACAACTTTTTATATTCATGATATTGATACCAGTTGCTAAACTAGCATCTCTGACACTTTGGAAGCACGATATTTTATTCCCATTTTTATCTAGTTGTTCAATAGGGTTACTCAATGTTTTTGAAACCCTTTCGTTATGTCCACCATGATCGTTGTTTTCTTTGTAAGTTGCCCATTCTAGATTACTAACATGGTTATCCGTTCTTATTTCATTTTTATGGTTGACGGTAGGTTTGTTTTCAGGATTGGATATAAACGCTTCTGCAACCAATCTATGTACTTTATGTTTCCTTACCTTTCCATTTTTACTAAGAGAAACCGAGTGATATCCATGGTTGTCACCATAAGGTTTTATAACTCTTGATTTTATACTTCTGTCAGCACCACCTAATCCATGATCGATTGTTCGTGCGCAACTTTTAACATTTCCAAAATTTGAAACTTTGTAATAACCTTCATATCCGCTTACATCTTTCCAAATTTCATTATCGTTGTTCATACTCGCTCACCACCTTGCCTATGTCATCGATAACTTCTTTGACATCGTTTCTCAAAGCATAGAACAGTCCGAGCCTTGCTGCTGCACGCACATCCTGATGATGGCTCTTTTCAAACTTCCATAATCCAAGTCGCTTCAATAATTCATTCGGGATATCCGTTTGATAACCTGCGTTGCGCTGCAAGATAGCGTCTGGGAAATGTAGTTGTATATAAGCGATGGTTTGCAACACTGAATTGTCTTTTGATTTGTCGTTGTCCCTAGCTTCGAATTTTTCGATCACAACAACGTCACATTCGATATCTTCACCGATGTCTTCCATCCATTTTCGAAAACCAGAGATGCCGTAGCTAACAACCCAATAGTCGACTAATTTCGCATTGTCTAATAAAACAATCCCTGTGGTCGATGTGTTCTTTTGGTTGCTAGAAGGGTCAATTGCTAGAATTCTCATGCTATCTAATTCTCAACCCTTCCGTTTGTTTTAATTCAGCTCCTGGAACTTCAATTCCTCTCTTCAAGATTTCTTTTATTGAAGTCTTATCTACTTTAGGTGATTGTGGAATTAGAAACTCTTCTGGGATAATCTTTTCGTCAGTGATGTTCACACTAGCTGGGTTCTTTTGAATGGAGAAGTTAAACATTCCGGATTTGAATTTAGTTTTTCCAGTCAATTTCATGTTGTCTTCTAAATATGTCTTCAACCATTTCACTTTATTTTCTGTAGCTTGACGTTTCGTTTTTAAACGGTCCTCTTCTTCTTTGTAGGCTGATACGTCTGATTCGAGATTTCGAATAAGTTTCGCAATGTTTTCTGCTTTGTTCTCGATGGCATCTTCGATACTATCTAACGTGTCTTTCATCACCTCTGGATCTAAATCCATATTCTGTACTTCTTGAAACGCTAAACTTAATTCATATAAATTCATTTATAAAACATTCCTTTCTGTGTTCCTTGTGGTTCTATGTGGAATGATTTCACGTTGGGAATATTTTGTACTATCGCCATCGCTGCATCCTCCACTGTTTTTCCATAATCCATGTATTGTTCAAAAATTAGCGGATTTACAAAGTCCGCATCAATGTCCAAAACTACTTTTGACTCTGTTCTTTTAATGATTTCGATACGCTTTTTAATATCTCTTCAACCTCCTCGTAGGTTTTAACCCTCGTCATTCTTCTTTGAGGCTCATATAGATATACCTCGTATGAATCATTCTTCATTCTGATTTGCCCGATAACCTTATTGGCATATAAAACGTTTTGCAGTTTTGAATCCAGTAGGTCATCGTTTAAATACACATCTTCCATCTACTCACCTGCAATCTTGAGTGAAGTGGTTAAATACGCTTCTTTCAAATATTCGTCGATATCATCTTCGCAAACGTAATCACCGTTCATATCGTAATATTCATCACCTACGTATATTTCTTCACCTCTCCAGTCATATCCCCATACTTTGGGTTCTGGAGGGTCAAGGTAATTTGCATGTAAAGTTTCAAACTTATTGCACATTGTGTTATAATCTCCTTAGGATATTTTTATTTAGTCAGCGTTGCCGCGCTGGCTTTTTTTGTTCCACGTTTCCTGAAAGTCAGGCTCCACATATTGTCCACTTCTAATTAGATTCACTTTTGATTCGTGCTGCTCAACCGCCTTTCCAACTAAGAGCACGATGCTCATCATTGCGATAATGAGTCCAAACGATAGGATGTACCATTGAAGCATCCATCTCATTAATGGAATGAATCGCACTCTTGTTTTTCTTTTTCGTCTCATCGTCTTCTCCTTCCGTCCCACACCTTCTGAATTTCATCGATCATGCTCGCTTGATATTTGTATGGTCGTGTATCTGTTCTTCTTGCTGCAACCACCACTGGATGGTTTCTTATTTCACTCTTGTGCCAAGAACTGGAACTTGTTCCAATCGCTTCACACAACTCTTCAGTCGTTATCCACCTTTGATTGTTTCTTGAGTCAATAAACGGTTTTATTAGCCCAACAAATTTCTCTGGGTTTCTTTTTACGACTTCAAAGAATATCGGTTCGTAATAATCAAGCGTTGATTGTTCCATGGTTCTCCCTCCTTTACTTCGTTACCTCTTTCATGAGTTTGTTAGCTTCTTTGATTAACAAGCGCATGGTGTTACTATCCGTTTCCTTTTCAGCAGCTCTCGTTAACATATCCACCCATTCCCGTCTAGTTTCGTTCTTCCACTCAACTAACTCAGTTAGTAAAATGTCTTTTTCGAAGTAAGTTGAGTAGTCTAGAGAACCATCTTCTAATCGGATACATCTCCCAGTCTTTAAGTCTCTACAAACATTTGTCCGAACGGTACTGTTGGTTGTTTTGACTGCTTCCGCAACTTCATCATAGGTAGCAGAAGGATTTTTCTTGAAATATTCTCTTATTTGTTCTGCTAGTGTCATGGTTTAAACTCCTTTCATATTTTTTCATATTGTTGTAACCTTCTTTCAAGCCTATAATTGTGTTGGGGAAAGGAGGTGTTTATTATGAATACGCAATTAAATGAATTTTCTAAAGGGACTATTGTTGTGCAATTTGACCATCAAATTACTACCAAAAGCCACACAAAAACCGCGTTCGTATTTAGCGATAGTACTGATGCTGAACTACCGTTATACATCTTGACTCTTGAAACTAAACATCAAGTTTTAGCATTTCGAAATGATGTTTTTATTGAGTCGATTGCGAATGATCCTTACGTTACATTCCGTTCTAACAGCGAATTGATTGACTTAGGTGTAAATCCGGATGGTATTAACGTTTTTCAATTAGTTCCACCGACGTTGATTCAACTTTGATTGAACGTTCGTCTGACTGAATCGCCAATCCGTTTTCTGAAAAACTAAAAGATTGGTTAGTATTAAAGACATCTGCCTTTTGGGTGGGTGTCTTTTTTTCTTCTGTTTCCATTCCACTTCCTCCTTTTCGGTTGAAAATGTTTATCTTTTTTCAACTTTTAATTTAAAAAAAATAAACTCACTTCTTCGCCGTACTTATTAATAATAGTACGAACTTCTTCCATCGTGAAATCAGCTCCAGTCCCGTTAAGTCTATGACTAAGCGTAGCTGACGTTACTCCTAGCAAGTCTTGTAAATCTTGTCGTTTGACATCGTTAACGATCATCCATGCAATAAATTCTTTATAAGGCGGTCTTTTTCGTTGTGACATTGAATCACCTCCTTCAAAAATGTTTATCTTTTTTCAACCTTATGAACACAATATACACTAAACATTTTTAGATGTCAACAACAAAATAGAAAAAAAATAAACTTTTTTATTATTTCAGTTGTTTCTTGTTGAAATTAAAGGTATAATTCACTTATAAATAATAAAGAAAGGTGATGTTCGGCATGTCGTTTGCGAGCAAAATCAAAGATATAAGATTAAAATATAATTTAAATCAAGAAGAATTTGCCAACAGAATTAATAATTACTCAAGCTTTAAAGATTCTCCAACGAACTTCAATAAAACGAATGTTTCAAAATGGGAGAATGGAAAAGTCGAGCCAAGAATGGATACAGTGCGTTTGATTGCTTCTACTTTCGAAGTGTCTCCTAACTATTTAATAGGTATGTCTGATGAACCTTATTTTAACGCTAATAATAAAGAAGACAAGGACATTCAAAAAGATCTTCAAAAGATGATTGAACAACTGGAGAATGGGTTGTATTCAAAAGAAACCGCTGAGTATTCTGAAGAAACAAGAGAATTAATTATCGCTTCTTTAGAACAAGCAGTTAAAATTGCAAGAATGGAAGCTAAAAATAAATTTACACCAAACAAATATAAAGAATAGGAGATTTTAGTATTGGGAATTGAACATAAAGTATTATCTTTAGTTCGCAAATTCGGAACTAGCAATCCATATAAGATTGCAAAGGAATTAGACATAAACTTATTAGAAGCTGACCTGGGAGAAGTAAAAGGCTACTATACTAAGATTAGAAGGATTAAATTTATCTTTATTAATGAAAATCTATCGAAAAACGAAAAAATATTCACCATGGCTCATGAGCTTGGTCACGCTGTATTACATTACAACACGAGTACACCACATCTTTTGAGCATGAAGTATCGTTACACAAGCAAAATCGAATCAGAAGCGGACGAATTTGCATCGATACTGATGGAACAATATTCGAACGATTCTTTAGACTTTTAAAAAAATGCACAAAAAATACCACACTATCAATCTTGGCGGATGCAGTGTGGTAAATCTTAAAATTCACCCTAAAATAGGGCTCTTTAATATGCCCTATTTTACCACAAATAGAAAGGATGGTAAACTATGGCAAGTATATACAAACGTGGAAAATCATGGACGTATAAAGTCTACTATTACGAGAATGGAAAACAAAAGGCTGTATCCAAGAGCGGTTTTAAAACTAAGGCAGAAGCAAAGGATGCTTCAATCCTCCGAGAAAACGAGATGTTGCAAGGAAAGGACTTTGCAAAGGAAAGAATGCTTCTTGCAGATTATATGGAAAATTGGAAGAGACTGTATAAAGATGGTACTGTTTCGTTAGGCGTTTCCAAGCGTATTGATATGATCATTAGATATGTTCGAAAAAACTTTAACGTCATGCTTAAAGATATCACTCATGATAATTATCAAGCATACATCAACAAGTTAGCAAAAAGGTTATCGACTGAATCTGTTGCTAAATATCACACTTATACAAGCGGTGCAATAAAGCATGCAGTTCAAACCAGAATTCTTATGTATAATCCATGCGAATTTGTTAAAATTAAAGGGAATGACGAAAGGGCGTTTACTGAAGAAAGTAAATTTTTATCTTTCGAAGAATATCAAAGATTGTATGCAGCGTTAATGGATGGTATCAATCCCAGATATCAATCACGATATATTATTCTTTTAGCGATGGTAAGTGGAATGCGTTTTGGAGAATGTTTAGGTTTAACATGGGATAATTTAGACGTAGAAACGAATACTGTAAAAATCGAAAAAGGATTTGACTCATTACACACAAGAGATTTTACTGACGGTAAAACCAAAAATGCAAAAAGAACTATTATTATTCCGAGTGAAGTAATGACATTATTATTCCAACTGCCAAAAGATACAGAAAGAGTATTTCATGACATTACAAATAATGGAGTCAAAAAAACTCTCGATAATACACTAAAAAAAGCGAAAATCGAGAGAAAAATAAGATTCCATAGTTTGAGGCACACACACGCAAGTATCTTACTATCTCAAGGTGTACAAGTGGTATCAGTAAGTAAACGATTAGGGCATGCTAACCCAACAGTAACTATGCAGACTTATGCCCACGTTATAAAAGAATTGGAAGTATCAGACAATGAAAAAATAATAAAGATTTTATCCCACGGAACACCCACGGAACAAAACCTTTAAAAAAGCCTATAAATAAGCATAAAAAATGCCCCCTACAGGGCTCGAACCTGTGACCCATAGATTAAGAGTCTACTGCTCTACCAACTGAGCTAAGGAGGCATTTGTACTTAAGGTACTAAATTAGTATACTACCATCCCCATGGTAAATCAAGGGAATTTTCTCGAGAAATTCTCCGTTTAAAACAAAAATTGTCCTCTAAAGTTTTCTTTAGAGGACTGTTTTTATTCTAACCCCAGACTCACTTTGAGTCCTGCATCAATGATTTTCATAAAGTCATTATCGACGGTCGTAATCTTTTCAAGAATACGGACTTTATCAATCGTCCGTAATTGCTCGAGTAAGACGACAGAGTCACGTTCGAACCCGAATTGGTCTTTTTTGATTTCAATATGCGTTGGAATATTGGCCTTTGTATGTTTGGCGGTAATCGCCGCTACAATGACTGTTGTACTAAAGTGATTTCCTACATCATTTTGCACGATGAGGACAGGGCGTTTTCCCCCTTGCTCACTTCCGACAACTGGCGATAAGTCCGCAAGACACACATCGCCTCTTACAATCTTATCAATCATTTATATACACCCGTTTCACGCGGTCTGAAATGATGCAAAGCACTTCATAGGCAATCGTCTCTGAACGCTTCGCTAATTCAATCGCGGTAATTTCTTCGTCTCCATCTTTACCAAGGAGTGTCACTGTTGTTCCTACTGGAAATTCATTCGGCAAGCGAATCATGCACTGATCCATGCAGATGCGTCCAACGATCGGACAACGCACGCCGTCCACTAAGACATCCCCTTTATTGTAGGCACGGATAAATCCATCCGCATAACCAACTGGAAGTGTCGCTACCCATTGCTCTTCCTCTGCTGTATAGGTCGCACCGTAGCTCACCGTATCTCCTGCTTCCAGCTTCTTCACTTTCACCATTTCCGTTTCCCAACGAAGCGCTGGCGTTAAGAATGACTCGTCTTTCAGCGCTAAGTCTCCATTGGAAGGATTAATTCCGTAAATTCCAATCCCATATCGAACAATGGCACTATCTCCTGCTCCATGCCAAAGCGCATAAGCGGAGTTCGAGTAATGCACATGTGCTGGTTTGACGCTTAATTCATCGACAAGACGGTGGAACTTCTCGATTTGTTTGGTCAACTGTGTCGTATCTGCTTCATCGGCAGTCGCAAAATGCGTGAAAATGCCTTCGAATTCAAACGGGCCATTTTGTAGTACCGCTTCAACTGAAGCTAATTCTTCCTCGTCCACTACGCCGATACGTCCCATTCCAGAGTCCACGGCAATATGCACTTTTAACGGTGTATCGTTTAAATACTGCACGGCTTCTTTCAGCCATGCCACTGAATCGACACTCGCAGTAATCTTATTTTCTGCTAGAAGTGCGGCATCTTCAACGCGGCTAAGTCCTAGAATTAAAATTGGTTGTGTAAATCCAGCCTGACGTAAGCCTAGTCCCTCATCCACATTCGCTACACAGAAACCTGTTGCGCCAGCTTCTACGGCTGCTTTTGCCACCGGAATCATCCCATGTCCGTACGCGTTGGCTTTCACCACTGCATAGAGTTCTTGAGAAGGGCTCAATTTTTCCTTCTGCTTTTTAATATTTTGTTTTACAATCGATAAATCCACTACCACTCGTGTATTTCGATGGATTGCTTCTAACATCATTGGTTCATTCCTTTTATTCGTTGGATTCTAATACGACGACGGCATATGCATCATGATTCGTATGCGTAATGGTGACCCATGTTTTGTGGGCGTACCGTTTGCACACAAGGACTGGTTTTCCAGACGCATCATTTAAGACTTCGATATCTTGGAAAGACACGTATTGTCCAATTC